AAACTCTGCTATTAATCTAGCTTCCGGTATCTTCTTGACTTTAGCCAGTGAAGATTCATCTACAATAGGCATACCAGTAGGGGTAAATCTATTAGGTTTCCAACCAAAATCTGTAAGGTATTCACCTATTTGTTTACGAGAACCTAGATTAAATGTCTGTAACTTCTGTCTTGTAAAAGGTAAGTAGTCACCTTCTGCTATCAGTTTATCATATTCATCAGATGTCAATCCAGACTTTGATAAAGTTCCGTCCTTCTTTAATTTTGGAAAGACTTTTTTGATGTCAACTAGTCTAGGTTTAAATACTTCTTGTACTTCTTTCTCTACTTTAAACATACGTTCTTTGAGCTGAGCTACTAACATCATGGCATACTCTTGATTGAATTCAAACCCAAAGTCTTCTTGATCTTTCAAGACTTCGGCAATGCCATGTTCTAAATTAATAGACTCTTCATCGAACTGTTCACCTTCTTGTAAGAGTTTGTTGTATACCTTTTCATTTAAGATTACATCCTTCTGACAATACTTAAGCATGTCCTGTGAAAACTGTTCCCAATCTTCAGGTTGCTCATCTTTAGGAAAACCTATAATGTAACCCCAAGTTTTTAAACTGTGTCCGTTCTCACGTACTGGGTTAAACAAACGAGACATTACCAATGTATCTTTAATGTGTAAGTTACTTAAGTCTACACCATATAACTTTTTAATAACAGGCAAATCAAATCCTAAGATGTTGTGCCCAATTAAAGAATCAGCCGACTGTAAGAATTCTATACCCTCTTTGATCTTGTTTGGACCAAAGGATACAACAGCTTCACCTAAAGGTTTAGCTACAATACACCAAATCTTATCGGGTTGTAACCCGTTAGCTTCTATATCGAATACTATTTCTTTCATACCTTCTCCTAAAATGGTAGATCGTCAAGCGTTACATCATCTGTAATCTCATTCATTCTACCAGTATCTGAATTATAAAGCAAGCTACAAGCTAATCCTGTATCACCGGTGTACCTAGATTTAAGTACACGAACTTTGGTTGTATTGGATTCTACTTCATCGTCTGCTTGTTGATTTCTTTCTAATGCAATCACACAATCTGATAGTTGTGATATGCCTTGTGAACCTTTAAGATGAGATAGAGATACTTCAATACCTTGCTCGTGTCCTTTCTCACCTGCTGCTCGTCTTAGATGTGATACTAAAAACATACCTACACCAGTCTCTTCAACTAAAGAACGTAATCTATTCATAAGATTATCAATACCTCTACGTTCATCAAATTCTGTAAGTTGATTGACTAACATATGTAAGTGATCTACTACGACCCATTGACATTCACAACCGACAATCATATACCTAAGCTTAGAAAAGATCTCATCAATATCTGTAGCTCCAAGATGAGCATGAATAAATACTTTATCTTTCTGAATAACTCTATCAAATAACTCGGTGAGTTGTTCGTCTGTGTACTTATTACGTTTCTCTTCAAGATACAAACGATCATTAGCTTCTATAGAAACTAAACCATCTGCAGTCTTGAGCCAGTTCTCTTCAAGGGCTATGATACCTACGTTGTCTGATGTATGCTTTATTAAGTAATGAGAAAGCTCTCGTGTGATACTTGACTTACCAAGTCCTGTACCACCGGTCAATGTAACTAACTCTCCTTTACGCATACCGTACAGCTTTTTGTTAAGTCCTTCCCACGGATATGCAATGCTATCTTTCTGTTCTCTGTGTAACCATTTATCTTTAGCACTAGACAGTTCCATGATACCTGATGGGGTATATGTCTTGGCATCCCACCAAGCTTTTGTAAACTGTGCATACTGTCCTTGTTCAAGCATAGCATTAGCATCTTTAAACCCTTCGGGCAATGTAACTATCCTAGCTTTTCCCGGTTTTATAATACGAGCAACCTTACGTGCTGCTTCTCTACCATGTTTGTCATTGTCAAAACAAATGATAACATTATCAAATGATTCAACAAACTCTATGCTGTCTCTGATATCTCGTACTGCACCTTGAGCACCACGCTTTATAGAAACTGATGCCCACTTCTTATCAAAGATTTCATACACAGACATTGCATCACATTCACCTTCGGTAATAGTAAGGTACTTACCTCCTTTACCAAAGAGTTGCTCTCCAAATAAACCAGTACCTTCGTAACCACCTTCAACTGTAAAACCTTTTGTACTTACAGTCCGTGTCTTAGTAGAAACAATCTCATTACTATTATAGTAAGGATAGATATGCTTAGCTACTTTACCTTCGTTGTCATAAACTACACGCACAGCATATTTCTTTGCAACATTCTCACTAATCTTACGATCAGTTAAATCTCCAAAGACTCCTGTGTATGAGTTTAAAAATGTACTAGGCTCTTTGTGTGAAGCCATGTCTACAATGTTTCCATCAACTTCTTGTTGATAGTTTTTGTAATGATGTTGACAGCTAAAGCAGTAGCCTGAGCCATCCGTGTTAGTAGATACTGGGTCACTGCCACCGCATTTAGAACAGGGTAGTTTATGTTTATCCCAATTACTTTGATCCATTTATTCTCCTCATAAAAAAATGAGGGCAAGCCATGAGAACCTGCCCCCGATTTAAAAACAATACTAATATTACTTAGTATCTTCTTTGTCAGCACTGTCTTCTTCAACACTCTCACTGTCCGAAGTTACAGTTTCAACCATAGCTTCTTCATTCAAGTTGTCTTTGACAACATTACTGTACACTTGCCCAGACGTATCTAATATATTTCTTAATCTTCCGATAAAGACAATCATATCGACAGCCTGTTGTGCTTCATTTGATAACAATCCTGTATCATAGACTACGGTAGAACCATCGTCTTGTGCGATCGTTATAGGTGCACCCTGCAGTTGTGGGGTATCTACCATTAGAATTCCTCCCCGTCCAACAGCTCTGCACCATCTTCTGATCTGTACTCTACAAGATCAAGCACTTGGATAGCTTGTAAGTCTAGCCCTGCATAAGGACCATACTTATTCTCTCCTTCGTACTCGTTGAATTGTACTCTTACTTTAGAACCGTTACCAACTGAATAGTTAACTTCATTCTTCTCAGCATCTAACAATCTAGGTGCTGTACGAACCATTCCATTAGGTCCGTTAACTTTTCTTTTGATAACAATAGAAGGACCTTCGTCCATCTGTTTAATCTTGTGTCCTCTTGACGCAAAATCATTTGCGGTATCATCATCAACCACAAGGTTGACTGTGTACACCGGCTCGAATTTCGTATTAGGTGTTTTAATACTTGCCCAATACGCAGTTCCGTTTACTACTGCCATATCTTTTCTCCTTTATTATTTAACAGTATTATAAAAACCATAGCTAACTCTTTCGAGTTGGGGCTATGAGTCAGTTGCCCCATCACCTCAGATAACTGAATTAAGTAGCTCCTTGAGGAGGATGGAGTTTAGAGGGCTAATGCTACTTAATGACTCAAGGAAAGCCTTTAATATGAAGGTCATTATCTTGAGTAAGTGCATTATACCATCTTTACAAATCGTATGCAAGCATTTTTTCTAAAAAGTTTTGCATACCTGATTGTTCTTTTTGATCTACATACAAGTGATAACTATCAGACTTGGGCATGTAGATGATAGCATAACTATCTTTGTTCTCATACATTTCTTTCCCATTGTCTGTACAAAACATATCCCATTGTTTGAACTCGTCTCTTGTTAATCTATAAAATTCTTGTTGCATTTAATTCTCCAATACTTTAATGGATAACTTACAGTCTGCAATTGTACCGAAGCTATCTAATGAACTAACATATTTTATCATAGCAGATTTTAATTTGCTAGGTAATTTTTTATCAAATGTTACATTACTTATTTTGTTATTCAACACATCGTAAGTCATAATAAAATTATAGTCTCTATGTAAAGCTACGTTCTCAATAAACTTACCAAGATTCCCTTTTGATTTCGGACAACGAAATGTTACGGGAGCAGGGATGGTTGCTACATTAGGGACATGTAGTTTTGTTTCAGGGTCATATAGTCTTTCTATATCTGCTGTAATTTTTACAACTGGTTCTTCTTTCTTTTCAATGTACACAGGCTCATGCTTGTGCTTCTCTATACCAGTAGCTACGTCTTTGATATTATCCATCATGACATACTGCATGTGTTCGAAGTCTATTGTGGTGTCAGCTACATAGTCTTCTAAACTATTAACTTTACTTTGGGTGTAACTTATTCTTTCATCTAATAAAATCAAAGCAGTATCTAACCTGTCTTGATCTTGTACTCTGATAAAAATATTTGTTCCAACCACTAATGTTAATAGTGTTATCAATGTTATTACAATTTTCATTGTCTTCTCCTTATTTTTTTTAGTTTAGTTCTCCATCTACTTTTTTTGTAGACTGCCATTGTACCATCAGCATATCTAACTTCAAGCACTCCATGATTTGCATGTAGAGAGGTGATTCTATTTTGTTCTACCTGCTCAGCATACATCTTATGTACGTCATACTCTGTCATTTGCCTTGCCCTCTATAAGCTTTATAGGTTTGTCTCTTTCTTTTATTCATGGTAGAGAAACCTACATTACCTCTACCAATTGAAGTTTTTTTCTTTACACTTTCATGTACAACTTTACCTGTTGATGTTCTCATTGTATGTTGTCTACTCCCTCGTCATTATTAATTAATATGTTTCTTAGCTCAACCTCATCATCAATCAAAATTCTGTATACTCTAAGTTCTTCTAAGTCTATTTCATTATTAACTAACTTAATATCTTTCTGATCTGATTGTCGTTTAATCTTTTTTATACACCGAAAGTTTTCCATACAAACTACGTTGTCTACTAATTCATGTATGCTTTCTGCAAAATTAATTATAACACACGATTCATTCTCTTCATCTATTACTTCTACTAAATAACTATCCATTCATTTCCTTATTTTATATATTCCTTTTTCTTTAATCTTCTTAGGATGTTCACTATTCATAACTCCCTCAAAAATTTCTACAACAAGTCTACCATTTCTTTCTTTGTCTGTCAAGTCTACTAACAATACATCGGTAACTTTAGGTTTCCAAGTCTTCCAATTCTTTTTAAGTTGATCACTCCAATACCATTCAACCATAGTACCTGCATCATTGTACTCATAAATTTCTATGTCTACCATGCGTATCCTTGTGGTAAGAAACCAACTCTACCTTTAACATCTTCAAGAGTAATGTGAGGACTAGTAGAGTTACCATCATCATCTACACCTAGTATCAATCCGTTACCGGCTAGTCTTACTGCATGTTGATCTCCTCCATACTCAAAGTATAACTGTTCTTCTACATACAATCCTTCATCATCAATATAAATACTATCTACTTCATCAATCCTTACTACATCAAAAGTTCTGCAGTCTAATAACTCATAGATATTATTTAATGTATTATCATGTTCGACTTCAGTTACTGACTGGTCTTTTACATTTATTAATATTGCTTTCATATATCATTACCTCGTTGTTGTTTTTCCATATAAATTAAATCCTGTGATGAGACTGCATCTATACAATGATTAGATAAAAACTTTATCACTAAATATTTTATAAAATCATCGTCTTTAGAAAACTCTTCGTTTAAATTAAATTGATTTAGTACATATTCAAGACAATCTTGTTCCAAGTCCGGTCGTGTATGTAACTGCCACACTTCTCCGACTGTCTCACTAATATATTCTAACATCTGTTCGTGAAATATATTACTCATTTTTTTTCTTTTATTAAATTATTAAAAGTTTCCTGTTCTATAAACTCAACAACCTTATTCCTAAGATTGCAGATACTTTCATATTCAGGATGCTCAATATCAATCGGACTTACTCCATACTTTTCTAATAAGTTATAGAAGTCATCTTGAAAAGCTATAAAGTTGTTATCGCTTATTTCTTTTGCACTCATTTTTCTTTTTCCTCAATCATTTGTTTTAGTTCATCAATTTGATTTTGAAATGAATCTAAATCATCTTGTAGATCACTCTCTATTCTATCATATTCATCTTGAATATGGTCCATTGCATATCGATGATTGTCGTCTGCT